GGATTCATTTTCGCAATTTAACCCGAACCCTGACTCGAAAACAGTCGGCTCTGAAATGTTTTTCAACTCTACAAGGGTTCAAGTGCGAGATATGACAAAACAAACCTGTTAAACGCGACGTGATTTTCTTCGTTTCCTACTGTTTCTTTTATTTTTAGAAAGGTATTTTCTTGTTCTTTTTTTACCACCCATAATACCGTGTAAACCAGCCCACGAATCTTCTGGTTCGTCTTCTTCATCACTATCATCATCGTTATTATATGGAACCGCATGAACCGGAGGAGGAGCAGCATTAGCAGCAGCTACAGCAGCTGGATTACGAGTATAGACTGGTCTATTTAAATATGTCAAATTGGGTATAATTTGATACTCCATTATAAAATATATAGCTAAAATAAAACATAAGCGTATAAAATTAATTATATATTTTTAAAGTAAAATATATAATATGTCACAAGCCTTTGTAGACCAAGTCACTTTAGATTGTTTATTAAATAAATCACTGTTTAATAATCAAGTTAAAAACAAGAAAGCGCAGTCGGTTAATAAGGAAGAACGCAAGTTTTACAAAAAGCGAATATACAATTTGTTTAAAGAAATATTAATAAATAAAGCGGAACCAGAAAATTTGTTTCCTGACGTGAAATATGCTTATGATAATTTTATTAACGCATCAATCAATTATTTTAAAACAATTGATAGTACTGATTTGTTACAAGAAGAATATAAAACTTTAGATGAAACAGCTTTGGAAAATATTAACGCCATTCCTGAATTGGGCGACGATATTGCTGTCGAAGAAGCAGATAAACTTATGATGCGTTCAATTAAAATTAAAACACCATCTTTAGACAAATATGTGAAACGGAAAACTACAAAACCTCAAGAGAAGCTGATACTACCAAAACAAAAAGAGGTTAATCTTATGGATCCTGAATTAAAAGTAAAGGGTCTAAATAGTAATAATAGTAGTAATAGTAGTAGTAATAATAATATTAATATAAAAAAGAAAAATATCACTAATAAATATGATGAACTCATTAACACGAAAAAGGAAAATAAAGAAACAATTGACAAAAATGAAATCCAGAATAAATAAAACCAGAAAACCCCAAGTTGGCTCAGCTAAAAAGGGTAAATCCAAATCAAAGCTACAAAGGGTCAATTGTAGTCCTAAACAAAAAAACGAGATTAATGGTTTTAGTTGTTATACAGACAAGTCATTATATAAATTAAGAGACATGTGGAATTCGAGACACCCTGACGTGAAAATTAACACAAATGATACAAAAGAAATACATAGATTGTTGACAGAATATTTAAGTGATGTGTGTAACAAAGAATCGTGTTGGATAAAGCAACAAAAAGAATTTGGCAAGATGAGTAGTGAAATGACAGATTCTTTTGCTCCTGTATCACCCGAAAAAGAACCCAAATGAATGGTTATCAAGTGTCGACATAATGAAAGTAATGAAACAATATGAAAAAGCATTTAAATGTTTTGATTTTATTGGCCCGACACCAATTGATTTCGATACGAGAAAAATGTATGGTGAATGCGTTTGGGAAGAATTATGTAATTTTAATTTAGCACAGCAAATTAAAGATGGTAAGACCAAAATAGGCATTATATTTAATACAGACACACACGATAAACCAGGTCAACATTGGATATCAATGTTTATTAATATAAAGAAGAAACATATATTTTTCTTTGACAGCACTGGCGACGAACCGCAGCCGGAAATAATGACATTTGTAAACAGAATAAAAGAACAAGGTTTGGCGTTAGACAAAAAAATAGTGTTTAAATTTGACAGCAATGAAGGTATAGAACATCAATATGGTAATACAGAATGTGGTATTTATTCATTATATTTTATTGTTCATATGCTTGAAGACAAAATGACGGAACATTATTTGAAAACTCATATATTGAAGGATGAGTATATGCAAAAATTCAGAAAGATATATTTTAATGACAGTTTATAAAAACATTATTAAAAAGAAGAAAATTATATAAACAGATTTTATATAATTTATATATTAAATAAAATGAACACAAAGAATTTTTTAAATAACGAAAATGTCAAGGTTCTATGGGATGTAGTAATCGATGAAGATATTATAAAAAGACAATCGAGAGAGTTCCACGAAAACATTCTTAATTTATTTAGAAGTAATCTTAAGGGTTTTTATGATGTTGAAAGCCAAAAAACAACCAATTTGGTAGATATGAATAAAAAATATATATTGTTGATTTTGAATCATGCAAATAAACAAATAAAACAAAATGTAAACCCTGAATACAGAAAAATTAAAATATTGGATGAATTGCCTCAAAAAAAGGTAAATGAATTAATAACATATGAAGAAATACATAACGACAAGCGTAGCCAATTTGATAAGGATTTAACTAAGCGTCAGGAAGAATTTACAAATGCGATGGCATTACCAGTACCGCCGGTGCCGAAATTTAGTGATAATTTAGAGGATGGTCCAATTAGTGAAATAGAAAAAGCGATTAAAGAGTTGACATCCCAGAGGAATTATGATGTTGAACAAATAAACAAGAGCAATAATAATAGCTTGAGTTCGAATACAGATAATTGGTTAAAACCTCAAGAGACATCGGTTAAAAATGATAAGCTGAGTCCTCAACCGCAAAATATTCAAAATGGTAATATAAATGGTAATAATAGTAGATTAAAATACCTTAAAATAGATAATGAAAATATAGAAAACCAAGTCATTAGTTTAGACAGGGAAAAACAAATAAGTCCAAAGAAGAATGTAACTTGGGATCTAAAACCATATAATTATTCAACCGAAATAAAAGACGAACTTTTAAATGAAGTAAAGTTAACAATGGAAGAAATTAGTGAAAATGAAACCGATAATAATGAAGAAGATGCCAATATTTTTAAACTTTTGAAAAAGGTGCCTCTTGTAAAAGATACAAACGACAATAAAATCTCGGTTCTTCAAGCCGAAGTGAAAACTTTAAATAGCAAATTAGACCTTATTTTGGAGTTACTCAAAAACAAGAATTAATAATTATATTTATTATTTATAAAACTTTAAATAATAAATTATTTTAATTATACAACCAATTGTTTGAAAACGTCTTCACCTGCGTCATTCTTCTCCAATGTTCCGATTTGTAGAGGTATAATTGATGGGTCCAGTAGCGCCGCCTCATAACTGGGCTTATCATAAATATTCAATAACTTTTTGCTTATTCTACGATATACATAGTCGACACCGTTCAATCGAAGTGGTTTACCAGTCCATTGTATCATCTCTTTATTTGACTGAACTGTGGTGTCATTTTGTTGATCCGAATAATCAGGAACATATGAGAATTTATCTTTGGTCGGGTCACCAAAATTGACACATTTGCCATTAGAATAAATATAACAATCAAATGCGGATTCTTTAACCGCATCAGTGAGTTGAGCAGTTAAATTGGCTTTAATTTCTGAAATCTCATACAAATACTGGTCACTTGTCATTGGAACGGATGGTTTTGCTTTGCTTAAATCTTTTCTTTTCAATTCAATCGCATCATCCGATTTAAGTTGCTCTGGTGTAAAAATCATAAGGTAAACAAATACTTCAACAGTTTGCAGCGCCAACGGAAGTGCTTTATGACTACAAATACGTCGCGCACGTCCAATAACTTGTTCAGAACGAACAGGATGCCAATATGGTTCCATAATATGTACATATCTTGTATTACGCAAATTAATACCTTCTGAACCGGATGACGTAATCATAAAAACCTTGATTATTTCACCCATATTGTTATTTTTGGCAATTTTATTTAAATCAATTGAAATACTTTCTGGTATTTGGTCCCATTCACCGTTATAAATATGTCTTAGCATTTCCTTTTCTTCGCTTGTTTCGGTACCAGTATACAAAGCATAAGTGGGTTTTCCTTGGTCCGCTTCATCAATATCTATAGTCCAAACACCTGACGAGCTTTTCTTAATTTTAAAACGAGCAAACCCGTTTTTATTCAAAACCAAACTAAAAATACCTATACCTTCCATAGTTCTGAATTGACTATAAACAAGATGTAAACCTTGGTATTCTGGTTGGTCAATATTTTCTAACATATTTAAGAATTTGGGACTGTATGTTAGTAATGCTTCAGGCGTCAAAAAATCATTCGAATGTTCTTCAATGTATTTAAGTGCTCTATCGAGTCTCTCTTTGTAGTCAATACCACCAATCATTTCAAGAATTTGGTCACCCTCTACTTCACCTTCTTGATCATCAACAACATCTTGTTTGGCTTCTTCTCTTCTGGCAAGTTTAAATAATTCTGACATACTTCCCTGTTCTTCACTTTTACCTTCTTCTCC